ACACTACTGACTGCTAGAGGTTTTACGGGTTTTGATATATTGCAATCGTATCAACCAACAATACAAGGTGCAGAGGTTACTGATGCAATATACATACATAGACTATCAAAAGAACGTATAGGATTCCAATCAAGAAAATATACGTATGATAGTCAGAGTGATACATTAACAAAGACAGAAAGTTGGTTTTCCAGAGACAATTTTCAATTGAATGTTCTCTTAGAAGAAGATGTATCAGACACTAATGCTCAAACTTCTCTTGATGTAATTAAGGGTTGTCTTTTTATCATGCAAAGTTTAGAATGGGTTCAGGCATTAAAAGAAGAATGTGTAGGGATTTTCAGGATTCCACAGATTGTTGTTAATTACATAGATGATGACCATGGTGAGTATTATAAGGACGATTTGTTAGAATTCTCCTTAACTTATGAAGAGAGTTTTGATTTAGAGGTTATTCAGGCTGATATAAATGGACAGGTTGTTTTGATAGACGATTAAAAGGGGTTAATAAGTGTCAATTCCACAACAAAGATATGTGAATATAAATTCTATCGTATCAGGGACTTCTGCCGTTCAACAGAGAGAACTTATACTAAGGATTTTCACGACCAATGAATTAGTCCCGACGACTGGTTCATCTCCAGTAAGTGGGTTGGTTGAATTTACTTCTCTAGGTGACGTTGGAGACTATTTCGGTGATACATCGGAAGAATTCCTAAGGGCTACATTCTACTTCAATTTCATAAGCAAAACAGGCGTGAAAGCGGACAAGATAGGATACTATAGATGGGCAGATGTTGACACAGCCCCTCAAATATTCGGGGCATCACAAACACAACTCCTAGCAGACTTCCAAGCAATCACAGATGGTTCATTCTCTATTACATTAGGTGTTATATCTGAAGACATAACTGGTCTTAATTTTAGTTCAGATACGTCTTTAGAGGATGTCGCTTTAAGGGTTGAAAGTGCTATCCAAGCGTCAAATGGTGATGTGTTATTCACTGGTAGTACAACAGTCTTCAATGCATTGGGTTCACAATTTAATTTTGTAGGTGGTGCTACAGGTGCTAACATCATATCTGTCACACAAGCCCCTTCTGGTACTGATATACTGACTCTTTTGGGGTGGAACTTAAATACAACTGTAATCTCAAACGGTATCGCAACGCAGACAATAACAGAAGTCCTACAATCTTCTTTAAACAATTCAAACAATTTCGGATCGTTTCTATTTATACCAACATTGACACTTGTACAGGTTACAGAAGCCTCAATATGGAATGTTGCCCCTAACGGAGAGAATAATCAATTTATTTACACAGTGCCAGTTTTGAATGCGAATGCACAGACATGGTCTGATGCGGTTAATGATAATACAGGTACATCCTTCACCCTTCAGGGCGTTGCGGGGGAATTCCCAGAGATGTCTCCTTCAATTATTGAAGCAACAACAGATTACTCAAAATCAAACAGTGTCCAGAATTACATGTTCCAAGTGTTTGATTTAACACCAACAGTCACATCAAATTCAGATGCTGATTTCTTTGATAATCTTAAAATAAACTACTATGGTCAGACTCAATCAAATGGGATTATAGAATTTTACCAAAGGGGAGTTCTTTTCGGTGGAAGCACAAATCCTTCTTCCTTAAACGTATATGCGAATGAAGCTTCCCTAAAATCATCAATAAGTACTGCTATTTTGAATGCATTACTAGCTAACGGAAAAATATCCGCAAATATTGATGGTGAATCTATAATTTATAGTGTTATCACAGGTGTTATTAACGATTCTTTGGATAGTGGTATAATTAGTTCGGGAAAGACCCTAACAGTTCAACAAGAGGCATCAATATTAAGCTTAACTGGTAATCCGAATGCGTCAATAGCAGTTGAGAACTCAGGTTTTTATCTTACAGTAACAGCGAATCCATCTGCGAACACGATTGATTATTTGTTGGTTTATTCAAAAGACGATGTTGTCAGGTCTGTTACAGGTATTCACAGCTTAATATAGGAGAATAGAATATGTCCTGCATAATACAATCAGGCGTAGGATCGAAAGTTAGACTTATTGCTAGCACAACTTTTCCTACTGGTATTGATCTTACGAGTTTTGTTGCAGACCAAGATCCTATCACTGTTGACATAAACGAAATTTCTACATCAGAATTTGGGGTAAATGGTGATCAGATAAACACACCAAGGGGTAATAGTATAGTCGTTACGATTAGACTTATAGCTAATTCTGAAGATGATACCTCTATGAAGTACTTAGGTAATGCAAATAGAGCAGCTAAAAATAAAATTATAGCAGCAGATTGTATCACAATGATTATTTCATACCCTGATGGACATACGGAAACACTTACTAAAGGTGTTCTTAATTCTTTTATGCCATCAAGAGGAGTTCAACAAGATGGTGGTTTTCAAGATGGTGAATATGGTTTTAGCTTTGAAAACATTCAGTACTCAGATTAGGAAATAAAATGGCATTCGATAGTGGTTTAAGAGACCCAAAAGAGATAGAAATATCTTGCGGAGAATCAGGACAAAATAGAAAGTTTGTCATATCAAAAATGAGTGCTTTCGATGGTCGGAGAGTATCCTTTACATACCAAGCATCCGCGATTCCAAAGATTGGAGATTATCAGGAGAACGAAAAACTTTGTTTTCTCATGATGACGTATGTGTCCGCAATAGATAAAGATGGAAAACAAGTGAGACTTGTTAATAAGGGTCTCGTGGACAATTATGTAGTTGATTCTGACACACTTATACGTCTTGAAAAAGAAATGTTGGACTATAACACCCTTTTTTTGCCGATTGGAAACCTCTTAGGATTCCTTCCTCAATCTGCTCAGGAGATAGTGGAGGCAGTAAAACCTTTACTGGAGAAAATTGTAATGGAATGTTTGGTATCCTTATCTCAGAACGAATCTGCACATTAAGAGAGTTAAAGGAATACTACACTCTAGAGGAATCTATGTATATGTTTGAAGCATGGTCAGTTAAAAGGATAAATGAAGCACTTCAGGCAAAAGAACAAGAAAATAAATTGAAGAGTAAGAATAGGAGGTAAAAATGGCAAGTAAGAAAATTTTAAGTACCTTTGTCTTCCTATTCGAGTCAAACACTAAAAAAGCTAAATTGAACATAGATAAATTCAAGAAATCAGCAGACGCAACAGCAAAAACTTTGAAAAATAAGTTGAGAAGTGCAAACACGTCTGTTGGAGATTCATTCAGAAGATTGTCTGGAAAAATAAAAACAACAAAAGACAAGATGAATCAACTTAATACAAGTACACAAAAGTTCAAAAGATTAATGGGTGCTGGTCTTGGTGTTGGTGCAACATTACTAGCATTAGGAGGATTAACGTCAATTATCTCCAGTACTGCTAACGAACTCGACGCATTAGGAAAAGCGGGAAGGTCTTTAGACATAAATTCTGAAAAATTATTTATAATGGGGCAGAATGTTGAAAGAGCAGGAGGGTCAACGGAAGGATTCATTGGTTCACTGAAAAATTTGTCAAGGATATTGGTAGAGGTTAGAAGAGGGTCAAAAGAATACAGTGAAGTTTTCGAAAAATTAGGTATTGATCTTAAAAGTCCTATACCTATAATAAACCAAATTGTTTCAGGTTTAGAGAAAATTGACGACAAAGCAACTCAAGTTGGTCTATTAAAAAAACTAAGAATAGACACAGGTACAATTCAATTCTTGCAACAAGGTACAGATTTAATCGAGAAACAGAATCAATTTTTGATAAAGAATGGTCTCATATTCAAAGATCAGATTGACTCTGCAGAAAAATACAATGATTTTTTATCAGATATAGATCAATCATGGACATCAATAACAGCAAGACTAATTGATGATGTTAATCCCGCCGCAGAACTCTTTTCAAATATTTTGAAGGAAATTGCCACAAAAGATTTTAAGGATATGTCAAACAGCTCAAAGATTGCTATAGCTATCATGTCGGGTGGTTTGGTGGCTATAGGAGTAACATTAGCCGCTTTAGTAGTTTCTATAGTTGGTATTCCTGCGTTAATTGTTGCAGGGATTGCATCCTCTCTTGTGGCTCTTGTATCTGCTATTGCTTTATATAAAGATGAAATCGGAAAATTCTTCGTTGATGATTTAGGGGGTTTCATAGATGGATTGAAGAGTAAGATTAAAAGTTTTGACCAGAAAATAGTGAGTGCTTTTAATAAAGTAACATCTTTTTCGGGAAGAGGGGGAAGGGGTCAACAAGACTCACCCTTCAAGAATGAAGAGAGAGTCACACCATTCATTCGCAGTGACCCTAATCTTGCTAAAAATTCATTGAGGTTTTCTTCTCCTGCTGAAAGTGCTAACCGTGTAAGGGATATTCTTCAACAAACGGAGCAAAGGGCTTCAGCGTTATCGTCTGGTTCGGTATTAACATCATCTAATGAAAATAATATCCTGATTGAGAATATACAGATAAACACACAATCCACAGACGCTCAAGGGATAGCTGATGACATAAGAGGGGTATTGTCAGAAGAGCTTTCAAAAACTCTTAACGATTTTGATACAGGAACAAGATAAATGTCAATCCCAATCAGTATTGTTTCTATATTCAATCTGGATTTTGGTCAGATATTCCCTGAAGTTCAATACTTCACCGTAGTTGTAGAGGAAAATTCAAGAACGTTTGAACATCCATTAGAAGATGGGTCTAGTGTCGTAGACCACAGTATAATTTTGCCTGTAAGGATTAATCTTAAAGCATTCCTTGGATTCAATGTATATTTTTCTACGTACAATAGATTAAGAGCAATATATCTTGCAAGGTCTACTATATTTGTTAAAACAAGGACAAGCATCTATCAAAATATGATCATTGAAAAGATGCCACATGAAGAGACGAATAAGGCAATGGAGTCTATATCGATAAACTTGATTCTCAAGGAGATACAGGTGGCACAAACACAAACTACATTCTCCCCTACGGACAATGTGGATTCTAGCACTGTAGCCCGTGGAAGACAAACGACCACTGTTACAACGCCACCACTTCTTTAAGAGGGTATAATGGCAAATAAAATTTCTTTATTAAAAGTACCTAATCAAAGTTTTTCTGTTCAATTGGATGACCAAAGATACGTATTACAGATTAAAGAAAGCAATGGGTCAATGTCTTGTTCTACGAGCATAAATGAGGTGGTTGTTTCATCAGGGGTTCTTATAGTGACGAATTCTTTCTTAATTCCATTCCCATATCTAGAAGGAGAAGGTGGAAATTTTGTTTTCACATCAGACAACGAAAATATAATCTATTTTGAGAATTTTGAATCGTCTCAGTTTTTGTTTTATTTATCTCCCGAGGAGGTTTCTGCTGTCAGATGACTTCTATAGACCTTAGATTGCTAAGAGCATCTATAAATTTTGATAATCAGACCACAGTCTATGATAATCTTGCCATTCAGGCAGTTGGTTCAAAGACAGCGTCTCCAACAGAAAACACAACAACGGTTAAAATAGCAAATATAAAAAATGAGACATTAAACAATATATTAACAAACTCAAGTCCTTTTGTTAAGGAAAGTGATAGGGTTAGACAATCTATAAAGATAGAGGCAGGAAGGGTTTCCACGGGTTTGAGTACGGTTTATATCGGGGACATAACTCAAGTGAGCATGACTCAGAAACCCGACGTTTGGGCTGTTATTAAAGCATCAACCGCTCAATTTTTCAAAGGAGATTATGTTACAGTTGTAGGGGGTCAAGTTAACACCGTTAACAGCATATCAGAAATAGTCGCTGGTCAACTTGGTTTGTCTTTAAAGTTTGAGGCAGATGATAAGGAAATTACGAACTATTCTTTCTCAGGTTCACCGACGAAACAAATGCGGTTAATAGAGCAATTGGGAACTTATGATGCTTATATAGATGATGACGAGCTTGTTGTTAAAAATCTTAAGCAACCAATTAATGGAGGAATAAAACTTATAAATAAGGACACTGGTCTTGTTGGGATACCAGAGATAACAGAATTCGGAGTTAAAGTTACTTTTTTGTACGATTCAACCGTTAAGACAGGTTCGAGGGTTAGGATTGAAAGCACTATTTATGAGGACATAAATGGGGAATATATCGTATCGAAACTTGACTTCAATTTAACAAACAGGAATACGCCTTTTTATTATATAGCAGAATGTGAGAGATTTTAATATGTCAAATGTACAGTTAAGTAGGAAGCTTGCTGAAAGCAGAGACACAACAGGACAACTCAGAAAGATATTACGAGAACATTCCAAAGATATCCAAAATATGATGCCTGCCAAGGTGGTATCATATGATAGAGGTAAAAATAGGGCTACAGTAGAAATATTAGTCAATGAGACAAGGACTAACGGAGAGCTTGTTGAAAGAGCTCAATTGGCTTCTGTTCCAGTTGTCCAAATGGGGAGTGGAGGTTTCGTTCTTTCATTCCCCATGAACGCTGGAGATCTTGGATGGATAAAAGCGAATGATAGAGATATATCTACATTCCTTCAAAATCTTTCTATGTCAAGTCAGAACACATTCAGGACTCACAGTTTTAGTGATGGTGTATTCTTCCCTGACAATGTTAAGACCCCTGCCAATGCTTCTGGTGACGATTCTCAAAACGTTGTTTTGCAATCTAGTAACGGGTCTGTTAAAATATCATTATCGGGTGAGGATATTGTTATTCAAGGTGTAGAGAATATTTTATTGAAAGCTAAAAAAGTTGATATTGATGCTGAAGAAACCACTGTTAAGAAAAACTTGACAATAGAAGGAGATGTTACATTCCAAGGGTCAGCAGTCGCAGAAGATGGATTCGATGTATCAGGAGGGTTCACAGTGTCGAGCGGTTCTGTTAATCTTGGAGGAAGTCGTCCTGTGGCGGGTGTTGGTGATACAACAAGCGATGGTGCTACGATTACATCAGGGTCTTCAACGGTGACCATACCATGACATTCTTAACATATGCGACTAATGAAGATAATGATATATTTGTTGATGGAAGTAATAGCATTGTTCTTAAATCAGACGAGAACGCTGTGGCACAATCTTCTGTTCAAGCAGTAAGAGCCAAAAGAAATGAGATGCCTTTTGCGTCGGAGGATGGTATACCTTATTTTGAGACTATTTTCATAGGAAACCCTGATATAGCTCAAATAGATTTTTATTACATACAAGAGATCCAGAAAGTACCTAACGTTGTCAGAGTTTTATCTTTAACATCAGAAATAAAAGATAATGTCTACGAATATAGAGCAGAGATTGAGACGGTATTCGGTAACACATTTATAGAGGGTGGCGTCTAATGGTTTATGATTTTGACAATGACACGGGTACTATTATACCAGATACAGA